CCGCAGTAGCAGTCCCAACAAAGGAAATGCCTTTTACGCGGTTACGCCCAAGTACCAGAAAACCACTGGCGTTTATGTGTGCCTGTTTTACAGGTGTCTGGTTCATAATCAATCTCCTATAAAGCAGGGGCCGAAGCCCCTAAGATTAATTAAGCAGACACGGGAGACTGAGTTCCGTCCGAGTTTGCAACGGCATACACGATAGTGTATTGAACAGTTCCTGCGGTTACATCAGCAACGGTAGGAGTTAATGCTGCTTGAATAATAACGTCAGTTGCGCCAACACCAATACCGTTAGGAGATGCAGTACTTGTTGCGCCAGCCCAATTAACCAATTTAGCAGCAGCATTAGTATTAGCCAAGCGGCCTTGGGCGGTGATGTCTGTAGAAGCCCAGAACAAATTTGTAGTGGCTGAAGTTCCAACTACCACATTGGCTGCGGTAGAGCCAGTAAAAGCCACTAAAGTGTCAATAAAAATACTGACAATCTGTGATCCTGCTGGGATGGTAAACAGCGTTGTAGTAGCAGTGGCTGCAGCTACAGTGCCGGTATAAACTACTTTTTTAGTCTGGGAGACTAGGGTAGTACCAGTGTTTTGAATGGTTCCAGCAGTAGTGCCGGTGGTGTTTTTTACCGTGCCAAGCAGCCAAGGGCCAAGGTGAGTTGCGAATCCCATGATAATTCCTTACATACAAGTTAGGTACATCAATCGGTATGTCGTCTGCCGGGACAGTTTGATGCACCGGAAAGCCCGGGTTGGATGCAATATATCACAAATTTAAACACCTGTGCAAATAAAAAAAGCCCCCGAAGGAGCCTTTCTTAAAGCCCGAAGGCTTAGGACGAACCGGGCGATCCAAAGATACCCAGAGGGTCAGACACGCCGAAGCTGTAACGCTCGCGGGCCTTGTAGCGCACGTTGCCGGTATCGAAGTCGCCGTCCATGCTGTTAGCCAGCGGAGTACGGACAAAATGCTTCAAACCGTTAGGTACATCAGTGGTCAAGAACCAGCCGTTTGTGTCGGTCAAGAAGTGGTTAACGGTGTAACCTTCAGGGATCGAACCGTTGTTCTTCAGAGCGTTGATATCGTTGTCGGTAGTACCAACACGCAGGCTGGTTTCCAACAAACGGGTAGCAACGAACATCAGAGATGGAGGAACAATCAGCTTAGCGGGCTTAGCTGCAATCAGCAGGCCACGCTCGTCTGTCCAGCCAGCGATCTGAATAACTGCGTTTTCCAACGAAGTCTCATTCAAGTCAGCGCCGGTAGAAGGACGATTGCTGTTAGTACCACCAGAAATCAGCGGGTGTGCTGTATTACATAAAGACACACCATCGCCATAAACGACGGTAGTGGTAAATGCATTGTTCAACACGTAAGCTGCTTTGACTTGCTTGGTATAAGCCATACCACGAGCCAGTGCCTTGGTGTAACGAGCAGACAGCGAGTCATACAAGTTATCTTCCACAGCTTCTTCAGTGATAGAGAATCCCATTGCAATGGTTTCGTGGTTGTAACGAGCAGTCCATGCTTCCTGTGCATTGTCATAAGCGATGGCAGAACCCTCGTTTTTGACTGGTGCGGCAGAAAAGCCCGACAGTTTCGTTTCTTCTTCAAAGCTACGCTCCGACGTTTCGGTTTCGTAGATTTCCTTGTGCTCTTCGCCGTATTTAGCGTACTCCAGACCAAACAATGCATTCAGACCGGGGAGCAGTTCTTTAAGTAGTTGTGCGCGTGAAATAGCCATGATTTACTCCTTAAACACCAGTGGTGTTGTTATATTGGTGAGTGTTAATCTTCACCAATAGTTCGGTGTAGGTATCGGCTGCGGTAGCAGTCTCAGGCACTACGTCGATAACACGGATTGGGATAGTCGCAGTAGTACCAGCACCAGTCAAGGTAACTGCATACGCGGAATCACCAGTGGTGGTGTTGCCAGCATTCAGTACCAAAGCCAAGTTAGCTCCTACTACGGTGCGACCTGCGGAACTCATGGTCGTGCCAGACGAAACCACGGCTACTTTAAACAGTGCCATAGGATCATCCACAACGTATGCATAAGCAAGGTTAGTAGACGTAGAAATCAAAGCAGGCAGATATTGGCCCTGAACGGTTTGACCGCTAGAGTTTACATACTGACCGCCAATACAGACGCCAACGACTGCACCAGAGTTGGTAGTGGTAGAAAGAACCAGATAACCGGTGCTGTCAATTTGTACAGTGTCGCCATTAAAAATAGCGGTTGCAAAACTAGCAGCTACGGGAATCTGACGAATAGCACCAGCATAAGGGAGGCCGTCAATTCGATTGACAGGCTTTAGACCGTATGGGGCGCTAACTGTAGGATAAGCCATAGTTAAACTCCAAAAAATTAAATACCTTTACCGAAAGTAACGCTAGAGCTTCGTTCTTTAAACAAAGGCATCCGAGGGTCGCTCTCGCGCATGTAAGTGTTATCTACAGAGTTCATTTGCGCTTCTGCTTGCCCAGCAAAATATGCATCACGTTGCTCTATAAATTCCACTGGGGTTTTGCATAGCATCAAACCACCCACAATAACGCTATCAGGAAACTGTCCAACAGTAGAACCAAATAAACGAATCTCAGGGTGGTCAGAAGACTTTACAGGCTCCCAGCCTTCACGTAACTTCGAAGAAAGATTTGTAGCATCGTCTTTGTTCAAAACTGAAATACGAATCCAACGAAACGCATATCCCGGTTCCGGGTTAGGGTCGGGTAGAAGTTGGGGAGGCATCCAGCGTTTAGGGCGCTCAAATTTCTCACGGGTTTCAAGTTCACGAGCTAGTTTAGATTCAGCCATAATCATTTCCTCATTTGTTCTTCAGCAACCTTACGAGCATAGAGTTCCAATGGAACACCAAGCTTTTTGGCGAGACTCACCTGTGTCTGAGTAAGCACGATTTTTCGCGGTGCAGTACTTCTAGTAGCAGGTGCTACGTTTGATTTTCGAGGCGAAGTTTGCGCATCCGCCGGTTTCTCAGATTCAAACTCATCGGGAAACACTTTTCGTAATCGAGAGTTAATTCTCTCATAATATTCATCTGACTGAGGATCGACTCCTGATTTAACTAGCTTGGTATGGAGTCCAAGGGCAAAGCTAGTCATTTCCTCGTCAACACCAAACCACTTATTGTTCTTCTGCTGCCATGATAACGCTTTTTGGTCAGGAGGAGGCGCAGAAGGTTCCGGGGTAGTTTGTACACTAGATTCTTCATCTTGTAAAGGGGCTGGGCGGTAGTTGTTAACTTTTTCAAGCTTACTTCTTACCACAGCTATATCTTCTTGGGCCTGAATAATAGCGTCGGCATCCCCAGAATACATGGCTTGTTTGTACTTTTCCTTAGCCTCTTCCATCTCATTGGAAACCACTTTTTTGGCTTGCTCCAACAAGGCGGCTTGGTTAGTATTTAGCGAGCCTTTGAGTTTTTTGTTCTCCTCGACAACTTGCTGCGTTAACCGTAAAGCTTCATCCTTTTCCCGAAGCGCGGCATCAGCCCTACGCCTTTCTTCGTGGTACCCTTTAGAAAAATGTTTGATCCGCTTCTTTACGCTTTCGTCGTACTTAGCAAGCTCATCATCCGTAACTTCCTTTGGGGCTTCATCCATTGGGGTTCGGTTACGATCTTCTTCGGGGGTATCGTCTTCAATCTCAATTTCAATCTCGGACTCGTTTTTGTTTTCCTGCTCATCAGGAAACTTATATTCTTCTTTAGTAGCCATAACAACTCCTTATGGACGTTGGATTCCACGGGGGTCTTGTACCACCGCTTCCACCGAGTCGTCGTTAATTAAGCGCCATTCTGTCCCGTGAATTTTCATTCGGGTTCCGGTATTGGGGCGGGTAAGAATAAAGTCACCCACCTTGCAGCTTGGGCCACTTGGAAAGCGTTTTTCATCTTTAAATGCATCTGGCCCTACTTTTGCCACAAACAATACGGGGGATAAAAGCTCCTCGTGGTGCATCATTTGTACAGTTTTTACCAGTCCAGTTGCGCTTAATTCTTCTTCCGCTTTGGGGAGCATACAAAGAAGATGATAAGTAACCGGATCGGGTACTTGTTTTGCTTTTTCTTCCGTGGAGGTGTTAAGCACTCCAGAAAGGTTTACAGCATTAATATTAAAGTCATTCATTGGCAAATTTCTCCGCTTGTTTACGCAGGTCTTGAATATCTGACTTCACAAGGTTAAGACCGTAAATCACCCCGCAAATTCTTTGGTACTCACCAAAGTCCTTACAACCGCCGCTAGATATAGCAATGGTCATATTAGCTTTATTTTCTTCAATCTTTGATTCAATAACGTCTAGTTCAGTCATTTCCTATCCTTTTGTAGTCACTCCAAGCTTTAGGAGATACAGTTTTTGCTTTGTAATCAATTCCAGAAAACGCTGCATACTCTTCCAAAGTACGTACTTTGCCTAGGGAATACACCCCCAAGTCCTCGCCTTCTATCAGTCTAGACAGGCGTTTCTCGGCTAAAGCAAGTAATGATGCGGCCTTTTCGTGGGCAACCTTATCGCTCTCTGGGTTTTCCCGACGTGGACGACGTTCTGAACTAAGGGGGTTGTCGTACAAATGGTATACGGGGGCAGCAGGTGGGCTAAAAATGTCCCAACCGTGCGTATAAGACCTAATTGCAAGCCCTTGTTCTTCCCCAGAAAAATAAAAATTAGGGTCGTAAGGTATTTCTTGTATCCAATTACCAGAGGTAAATATAAACCCGGCAAGGAGTGTAAATGTTTTAACTGGAGCCCCAGAAATTATATACCCCGGTTCATTATGCAATAAGTAAGAATTAGGTTCAAAAATTGAATTTACTTTCAAAGCCCCTAAATTTATACCCGCGTTTATAACTTCTAGCGCTACTTGCCCCTCTTTTATATAAAACGCTGTAGGAAAAGATGAAAGTATACTCTTTGGATTTATATGCTGCATTGCAGCAAGAGTATTAATCATCCATAAATCCCAATCTTGCCCAAATAGCATGTGCGCATCAATCTGCAAATGCCATTTTTCCCCCCTATAAAGCGTATTAGTTATGCTTCTAGCCCAGCAACAACCACGAGATTCCTCTGGATTAATGCCAATATATCTAATAGTGTCTCGCCATTCTTCTTTAATAACGAGCCTTTTATTCACATCTTCTTGTTCCACTATACCTATGTAAATATTTTCTGGGTATTTAGCTCTTTCCAGCATATTTACAATGGTATCTAAAAGCCTCGTATCTTTATACGAGGCTATGGCAACATAGATAGTGTTGTCGCTCATTGGACGGGTCCTTGCTGACCTTGGGTCTGTTTAGCAACTGCTATTGCTTGTTGTAACTTAGCGGCTTGGTCCATTTGGCCCAGTTTCTGGTCGTGTATTTGCTGTTGCTGCATCATTTCTTGTTGGTGACGTTGCATCAACATTTGGGGAGATTCGCCAATCTTCTTGGCTGTCTCATCTGCTTTAAGCTGCAACTCTTGGGCTTTAAGAGCAAGGTCACCATCGACTTTCTTAGCCTTGGTATCAGCTTCTTGCTTGCGAATTTGCAGTTCAGCCTGCTGCGCCTGCATCATTGGGTCTTGCGCCATCTGCTCGTTCTGTTTCTGCTGGGCTTGGGCCATATTAATCTGCATCAATTGGGTAGCAGCCTGTGCTGTCAGACGAGACAGTTGAACCTCAATCTCAGGGGGCAGTGGCTTATCTGGAGGCGGCAGCGGTACACCCATCTGCTCCTCAATCTTTTTGCGGTAAGAGAACGCCAAGTGTTCAGACAAGTGAGCTTGGATAGCCCCCATCATCTGCTGCGCCGCTGGGCTCTGTCCTATTTGTTGCGCAATCATGGGGTCTTGCATAAACGTCGTATGCACAGCGATATGCGCATCATGGTCTTGATACATGAACGCCTTTGTAGGCTCGCCCTTTAAGAAACCCATATTCTCCGAGATCGGGTCTTTGGGCGTCTCGTCGTCCTCTACCGGTACAAGCTTCTCGGCGTTTTTTATGCCCAACACCTCAATCATCTGGCGATGCAAATTAGGCAAGTTGTAAATCTGCGGCGCTGTCTGCGATAGCTGGATGACCGCTTGGTACTGCATGATCCGCTGCGCCATCGTGCTGCTGTTAGGGTCGCTAACAGGAATAACCTCGCACATGTCATAGTCAGCTTGCTTAACTTGACGGTCTCCGTCCTGCGGATCGTAGTCATAGTCCGCTGGGGTGTAGTCTCTGATGAGAGCTTTGAGTAATTTGAACTCCTGCTTCATCGAATAGTGGACACGAGCCTGCACCGCGCTCATCACCTTTAGCTGGCGTTCCAAAAGAGCCAACGTAGTGCCTACCGGGGCGTTAGCACTCATATCGCTGATGTTCATGTCAGCAATCGAACCCAGTCGGCGACCTTCTTCGGTAATCCTGTCAAGAAGCCCAGCCAAAACCTGCGACGGTTCTTTGTACGGCAGGGGCATGATGTTGTCGCGGATCGAACCACTTGGCACGTCCACATCTCGGAACTCACCGGGTGCAATTGGCGTATCGTCACCCTTTACACGCAACCCACGCGACTTCAGGCCACCGGGTAAATTGCTCAAAGTACCCGCATCAATAAGCTGCCTAATAAGAGAAGTACCAGCGCGAGCGTAGCCACCAATCAGGTGAACAAAACCAAAACCGTATGCCCCAAAGCCGGGGATATAGTCGTACTGCACAAAGTGTTGGCGCTTGAGTTTGAGGTCATCTTCTTCTTCCCAGTTACGGTAGATAGCCAAAATCTCATCCGTGCCCTTGTCAATAGTAATAATATACGGCAGTGCAATACCATCCTCGTCCTCATACCCGGGCAAGTCATAGTCCACTTGGATTTCATAGACTTGATAGCGGTCATCCTCGGTTATTGAATAGCCTTGACCCTCTGCTTTCTTTTTCTCTATGTCCGTGTGAATCTGCGTCGGCTCACCAAGATCAACATCTTTATAGAAGCCAGCAACTTGTAGCTTCTTAATATCATTCTTCGTCTTACGCATCATGTGCGTAACCCGCTCAGCAGTGCGCGTGCCACTGGAGCCATAGGGAATAATTAAATCTTCTGCGGGGATAAAGATAGAAGTCTCACGCCCGAGTCCGGGGTCGTAGTACACCTTCTTAAACGCAGCCCCTGCAAGTCCTAGGTTAAACAACATACGCTCATGTTCAGGGCGATATTCCGGCATACCCTCAGTGAGCCTGTAGTTCATATCATCACGAACACGGTCCGCTGCCTGCTCTTTTACCCGACTAATCGCGCCAATAATCTCGGTCTTAACCGGCCCAGCAGAGGGGAACGTCTCGATAATTGTCTCGCTCTGAAAGCGCACGGCAGCTTCCGTAAGGATAGTAGAGTACACACCACATGCACCAAGCCAAGGTTCTGTGCGCTCTTCGTACTTCATTCCTAGTACTTCAAGACCGGTAACAAACATGTCTACCCAGTCCTTGCGACTATTGATGTCGGCATCAATCAGCCCCATCAAATCGCTAGCAATTTTTTGCAACTCACCTTCGTCTATAAACTCAGCTAAATTAGAGTCAAACTTTTCACCCTTGTCGTCATCTGGCATCAAGTCAATTTCCACCCCATCAAGTCCTATTTTGACTCCATCAGGGTTTTCAATTTCAATCTCAATACCACCAATCCCAGAATCTTCTAAGTCCAAATCATCCATGCTTGAAAAGCCCGGACCAATTGATTTATCAATACTAGAGGTAGCCATTTGTTATCCTTAATAATAAGATGCGCGACGACCAGATTTAAAATACCGCACTGGTTCTGGCTCATCGCTTGGAAGCCGTAAAAACCCACCCTGACGGAACCTCATAAGCGCCAATGTAGTTGCATCCACCAAGTCATCGTGTTCGCCTGACGGAAACGCAGCAATTTCATCAACGAGTTCTTCGGCCCACCTAGTTCTGGGAACCCATACTTTCTTTGACGCAATTATGTCACTCACCGAGTTGAGCCGTGCTATCTTATCCTGCCCCTTACCCGGTGTGTACTCCTGTACAGGTATGCCCATCGCCCTCAATTCATAGATCAGCGGAGCCCCTGTAGCTTTCTTTTCAATTAGTATGCCATCAGGCTCCCACTCGTTGTACTCACGCAGCACATCACGCTTCAAGTCAACCCACTCCACCCGCTTTTTGTAAGTGTTAAGCAAGATGATATTGGGTAGTGATTGGTCCTCGTCGTTCGTCCATATACCCCACGTCGTCCCTGCGGAGTAATCGGCACGGTTGTTCTTTTCAAAGGCCGTGTCCCATGTTTGAAGAATGTATTCGCACTTAGGTGGGTCATCTTTCTCCCACCACTGCCACCAATCCCTCTTAACAATAGCACTCTCGTTACCTACCGGGTTCTGCTGATACTGGGCTTGCCATTTAGAGTTAGGCAGTTCGTTGCGCAGAGCCTCAAGCTCATCAAAGCTCCAAAACTCCGGCCATAAGGGTTTACCCGAAGGCATGATTGCGGGAAACTCAATGACTTCCCACTCTTCACCGCCCCTTGCAGCGGCAGCTTTAAGCACTTGCCCAGTCAAATCTCTCTGACTCCAGCGCGTCATAACTATAACAATAGACCCACCGGGCTGTAAACGCTGGCGTGGCCCAGATGTGTACCACTCATAAGTCTTGTCGTAGATTTCCGGGTTACTTGCTGCCATTGCAGCCTCTTGTTCGGAGTGTGGGTCATCAATTATGAGTACGTCAGCACCCTTACCGGTTACTGCACCCCCAATTCCGATAGCAAAGTAGTCACCACCCCTGCTAGTGTTCCACCTCCCGGCTGCTTTTGAGTCTGCTTGTAGGTGTAGGTCGGGGAAAATCTCTGAAAACGCCTCAGAATCCACTAAGTTACGCACTTTTCGGCCAAAACCCACCGCTAGCTCAGCAGTATGGGACGCTTGGATCACTTTTTTACCCGGAAACTGCCCTAAAAACCAAGCTGGGAGCAGGTAGGAGGCAAATTCTGACTTAGTATGCCGAGGCGGCATGTTAATAATGAGTCGTTTGCACTCCCCACGGGCCACTCTTTCAAACGCTTCAGCCATCCGAGCATGGTGCCTGCCCGAAATAAACGAAGGCCAGACCTTTTGCGTAAACTTAATGAATTTGGTTTGGCAAAGCTCTCGGTCTTTAAGCTTTTCTAAGTGTGTTAGCTCCTTCTCTAATACCCGTAGATCGGTATCGGTGAGCTTGCCAGAACTCATTAGGAGTTCTAGGTCTTTGAGGGACACTCTTTCTTGCACAGCCGTCACTTGTCGGTTTCCTCTTCTTTGGTCTCTTCTACTTCTTCTACAGTTTCTATTTCTTCGGGGTCCGATAAGCCTAATTGCGCATCCAGATCATCTAGGGGGGTTATATCTATTACGTCAGAGTGCAGCAACCGCTTGATTCTCTCCTTAATGGAATTCTCTAGGGACTGACTTGTGGTGTGGCGCACAGTAATTTCACTGCGCTCGGTAAATATCCCAACATCGCTATGTTTGCCCAGAAGCTCCAGCGCTTTAATTTCAATCTTGGGGTCGCCGCAGTCGCTAAGCTCAATGAGCTTGTTGGTGATTAAGTTACGTGCTTGCTGCGCGTCGGCTACTACCGCAAAGTCATACCGTTTGAGAATCTCCGAAGCTGCTTTCGCTTGGCTAGGGCTAGTAATATGTTTGGGTACGTTGGGCGCAGCTTTGGTTACCAGATTAACTGCTTCCTTACCATCCTTCTCGTTGAAGTCAATACTCCCGCCGAGTTGTTCAAGAAAGCTAGCTGTGTTTGCCGCAATAGCAATGCTGTCCTTATGACTCGCAGGTTGCTCGTCGGACATGTCGAATGGAACAGGATGTTCCGCTGTGGGTTCAATGTTTATCACCGGGTATACGCACCAATGAAAGTAATGGGCCGACTGTAGCACAAAAAATAAAAAATGCAACGGGTACTTTGGGACTCCTACCGGGGGGTGTTTCTATATAGAGGGGGGTGGGTCTAACAGACTGGGAATATTTTGTACCACATGAGTTTAAAAATTTTGCAAAAATTTAAAAATGAGTATCGCTTGAGTGGATTGGTGTGTAGGGAAATTCTGGGACTCCTTCTTGGGTACTTGGTCGGTGGGGGGATAGTGGGCCTGTTGCTTTGAAAACATTTTATTTATTGTTCACTGAGGGTTTGACTTTGCATGGCATTTTGTGGTACAATCCACCTATGTAAATCAAATCCGGTTTACATACCTAACAATGTTAGGTTTATTAGAGTAGTTAGAAAAGGAAAACATCATGTTAGATATTACAGTAACACAAGCCCCTGAAGTCAACGTCATTGACGTTTTACGTAACGCAGTTGCTGAAGCAACGGTTCGCGCCTATGGTGCAGAACGTGAATACGCCATTGCATTGTGCGGGACTTTGCCCTTTGCTTGGTATTCAGTGGAGCATAGCGATAAGTCTGAAGGGGCAAAGCCTACGCATGCTGAGAAAAAAGCATTGTTCAAAGTGCTCAATGCCGCAAAGCATACTAACCCGTCGACGGTGTGGGCGCGTGTACGCAAATATGCTCAGGAACATGTAGAGGGTAAGCCCGAAAATGCTGAGGGCGAAAGTGCTGAGGGCGAATCAGTGGGCGCAAAAGCTCGACGTTCGCTAACCCTGCGTTTTGTTGAAGAGCTTACTACTCTCTACAAAGCTGGAAAGAATGCTGAATCGATGTCCGCAAAGGAAACCGATGCGCATACGTACATAGCAAGCGCATTGAAAGCTCTAGGGATTGACTTAGCCACAATCCAATCGTAAACCCGAGGGTAAGAGGGGAAACCCTCTTACCTAACATTGTTAGGTAAACTGGAGAAAATTTTATGGCATACGCAAATGAATATCTTACCGATGAAGAGCATGAGCAAAATCTAGTCACGCAACAAAACATGAGGGCAATAAATCAGGGTATAAATGTACATGTTCAATTGTGGCTTGACGGTTTAATTACTGATAGGGAAATAACCGCATACTTTGCCAAACTGAACGAACGGTTTTCCCGCGCCGATGTGCGCGGTTTGATTGACCCGAATACGGGCCTGCGTTACGAATAACCCCCCCTCTCCAAACCCAAGCCCGCGCAATGCGGGCTTTTTTACGTCTGGGCTTTTCTCCCTCCCCCTATTTGAATTGACCTAACAATGTTAGGTCGGATGGAATGCCAGTTCTCGGGTCGGCGGTAGCGTACCACGTTGTTACAATGTTACAATGTTACGCGAATTTTTAAGTCCCACTGCCAGCATGGTTATTCGGCGAACCTAACAATGTTATGCTTTTTTCGATGTTACGGGCTAATGTTACGTGCGTAACATTGCTAAGTCCTTGATTTATAAGGATATTTTCGTAAAGTTACAATGTTACGCGATTTTCGGAATGGGTGTCGGTTGGCGCAAGAAAATTTAGATGCACGATAATAACGGCAAATGCAATTCATACCACAAAAACTAATTTTTCCCCGCCTCATACCCTCTCTTAAAAACACATAACATTATAACATTATATATATCTACTACTTTTTCTTTTATGAATCAACAACTTGCGAACCTTTTTCCGTTATGTTTGCCTTTTTATAACCATAACTTTGCTGTAACATTGCCCCATTTCCATAACGCACAAGTCTACCCATTTCATAACACCCCAAACCCAACCCGCAAAAACCCCCCCGAAACGTAACAAAGCACAGAAATGTAACAAAGCACCGAAATGTAACAAAGCACCGAAATGTAACAAACTAAAGCACTCTAATCTTTTGTCGAGCCTAAGACTAAAGGACTTGACATTGCCATAACATTGTGGTATAATATACGCTGGCACGGAGAAATATAACCCGTAGTCAAACGAGCCCAAGTGCGCCAAAGTGCGCCCAAGCAAAACCCACCTAACAATGTTAGGTACTTTCAGAAAGGTTAGATATGTTAGATGTAGATAAAGACACAAGTAGTCAATGGTGCGAGTGCGCTAGATGTGGGGATGAATTCCCCGTGCGCCGCAAGCAACTAGGGTATAAGTTATGCCTATGGTGTGGCGAAGAAGCCGCAACTGTAGAACGCAGTTCGTGGTGCATTGTGCAGGAATACTCAAAGGGCGCATACCAATTGGTTACACCTGCCGCCGCACACATAACCCTCAAGCAAACCAACCCCAAGGAGCAACGCGCATGAACACAAAGTCCGAAACCATTTCCCACATCGGGATTGCAGTCCTTACCACAATCATTCTTTTCACTTGCTGGGACAGAGAGGGCTGGCTATTCGAAGCTGGCCTAGTATGGGCTGGAGCCAACATCGGGTTTTTAGTGACAGTCTATTTGAACCAAGGAGAAGATGAATGAAAGTCAAAGAGTTAATCCATTACCTGCAAGGGCGCAACCCTGAGCATGACGTAGTTATATCTGGACATGAGCTAGGGTTAGGCAGCGACCTTATCCTTGTAGGTGCATACCAGTATGACAACACCACCTACGTTTGCCTGATAACAGGTGATAGTTTTGAAGAAGGAGAAGATGAATGAACACCTACTGGAACTATCGCATCGTCAATGCCAAATCAGAAAACGGCGGCGAGGATTGGTACTGCCTGAAAGAAGTCGTGTACCAAGACGGTAAGCCTTGGGGCTATAACGACCCCTGCATTGGGTCTGATGACATGGACTCTATGCGTGACGTATGGCGCTTGATGAGCCTAGCAATGGAAGTGCCGCCGATGCAAGAATCAGACTTTGTAGGAGAAGATGAATGACTATGGTAACTAACACATTCGTAACCGAAGGCAATAAGTACCACGTCGAGGTATTCGGCAATGGCTGGGCATATTGCGTGACGTGCCAACGCACAGGCGATAACTTTTTTGTCCAAGACCATGATGCCGAGCAACTGCAAAACGAGACTGATAACTTTGAGTGCATCGGTGCGATTGATATGTATATGGAAGCATTGGGAGGTTCAACATGAATACAGAATTATTGGTAGAGCCACGCGACAAGTACGGGGAGACCCGTATCTACCCCAAGTGCGACAAGTCCAAACTGTTCTGTCAGATGCTCAATCAAAAGACGCTGACCCCACGGGACATCCACAACATCATCCGGCTTGGATTCACCATCAAAGCAGAACACCCGCCGATTACATTCGGCACAACTCAAGGAGCCTAACAATGTTAGCTAGATACTGCGTAACAGGATGGAGCCCACGCTTTGGGGTGTGGGAGACAGAGATGATTGAGGCTAAGAATATGGAGGCGGCGAAGGTGCGCTACTCCATGAAGTTCTCAAGCAACAAGCGAGTCAAGGCGTACTTACTACGCACGAATGCAGAGATGATGGAATAAACAAACGTAACAAACTAAACGAAAGAAGGGCAACATGGCTTTTAATTCAACAACCCGACTGCCTTACATACGTTCGTATGCCACGGCGAAAGCAATATACGAGAAGGTCGCGCCGATTCGGGGCGACGAGAACAATCGGCGACCACTAGCCAAGCGAAGCGACAAGCACATGCACATAAGCAAGGTGCAAAAGGACGCCGACGAGGTTTATGTCTGCCACTGCTACGACAAGCCGATGGTGACGTACTACCCCGACGACACCGTGGAAATCCATGATGCACCGCACAGTACAGCGTACACCCGAGAATTCTACGGACAGTTGTTAAGTGGTATGCACGTATACGTAATTAATAGTAAGACTGTAATGCAACTAAAGGACAGCAAGGATAAGTACGTAATAGCCAAGGGCAACACAATCCGACTGAAGCACGACTACATTAAAAATACTTGGGTGGTGGTGCAAGCCGAGGGCGCACTTGAGTGGACGCTGAACAAGGCCAAGGCTAACATTGTTAGGCGACCATACGCTGAGTTCTTGGGCTACTACAAGGGGATGACATCGCTACTCAATGAAGCCGTGGACTTTGATGTGAAGTATGCCCGACGCTACAGCAGACCAGATGCCGACACCCCGTTCATTGCGAAGCACGAGGTTGTACTGCCTATGCCTACGCTAGTATCCATGTTTGGTGTGAACACAACAACATATTTCGGAGGTGAAACCCTGAACACCACGGAGATAGACAAGGCGAGCAACACATGGGTTCCGCACTGGGGTGATAAGGATAAATGTGCAGAGTTAATCGGTAAGACCAAGGCCAAGCAACAGGAGGTATTGGCGCTGATGCGTAGTGACCAGCCCGAAGATACCAAGGGCGACAACTTCTACAAGGCGGCGCTGATGATGCTGATGCAGGGCATGTCGTATGTGAGTGTTAAGAAAGATACAGTCAAGATAGCGACATCGACTGCGCGAAAGAAAGCCGACGAGTTCATACTGAGGATGCACAAGGGCGAGGTGCTGGAGCAAAAGCGTATGCCGATGGGCAAGGTGTCAAGCACCAACTACCACACATGGTTTGAGTACATATAAGCAGGAAGGGTTGGGAATATTTAGTCTTACACATGACTAAAGTACTTGACTTAGGTATAACATTGTGGTATACTATACGCACAGTAAGAGATAACAATGAGTGAGCAGGGGGGTTTCAGTCCTAACCTAACAATGTTAGGTTGGGGTTCATTAGTGGTTAGTTAGAAGGAGTTAGATATGTCAGAAGTTAATTTTGGTAAGACCGTAACGCTAAAGCAAGCGGTCAATTTGATTTGCACCAACCCCGAGATTCGGTTCATGCTACGGGGCGAGCCGGGTATTGGTAAGAGTTCGATGCTTGAAGCTATCGCCGAGCGTCTTGGTTATGACTATGCGTATATTGACGTACCCAATATGGATTTGGGTGACGTTGCAATGCCTGTCATCGACCACGAGACACGTACCACGAAGTATTACCCCAATGCTCGGTTCAAGGTGCATCTAGGCAAGCCGGTGGTGATGATGTTCGACGAGTTCAGTAAGGGCGCAGACCCAGTGAAGAACATGCTCCATCCATGCTTGGAGAAAGCCAACCCACGACTAGGCGACATCAGCCTGAACAACAGTAACGTGGTTTTTCTTACGGGCAATTTGGCTACGGACGGAGTGGGAGACGTGCTCAAGGCGCATACCCGCAATCGTATCGTTGAGATAACTGTGGCAAAGCCGAGCGCCGAGGAGTGGATTGAGTGGGCTATCAACAAGGGACTGGAAGCCGAGGTGATTGCTTGGGTGAATCAGTACCCCCATGCTCTAGCTTCATACATTGACCCAGCCCAAGCGGGGAATCCATACATCTACAACCCACGCAAGTCTCAGAGTGCGTTCGTATCCCCACGTTCATTGGAGACTGCATCTAACATTGTTAGGTCAAGGAAGGACAACGATACCGATGCGGTCATAGCAGCATTGGCTGGCGCAGTAGGTGAGTCAGCGGCGAGAGACTTGCAAGCGTACATCGAGTTCTCAGACCAACTGCCGACATGGGAGGCGACCATCGTGCAACCTAAGACTACCAAGATACCCACAAGTCCGGGCGCTAACGCAATCGTGGTATTCGGTGCAATTGCGCGAATCGACAAGGCAAACATTAACCCGTTCATGGAGTATCTCGGGCGTATGGAACCTGAGTGGCAAGCGGTGTTTGCTATCAACATAGCGAAGAATCCAACCAAGCAGAACATTGCGTTCGCTAGCGGTGCGTTCAAGGATTGGTTGGCTAAGAACCAAGATTTGCTGTAATCAACAAACGAAAGGAACCTAACAATGTTAGAAGAAAGACGAGTTCAGAAAGCAAAGGTTACATTGATGCGTAACCCTAAGTTTGCTTTGCTGTCGGGCATCCTCATGGTGGGGCGCACGTATGTGAAAGATGATTTGCCGACTGCGTGTACTAACGGACGCGATGAGTCTTACGGGCGTGAGTTCGTTAAGAAACTACGTGACCCCGAGTTGGCGTTTGTGATAGCGCACGAAGCAGGACACAAGATGTACCGCCACTTGACAACGTGGAAGAAGCTACACGACGAGAACCACGAGCTAGCTAACCAAGCGTGTGACTACGTTATTAACCTGATGCTCAGGGACTTAGACCCAACAGAGCAGGTCGTTGCTATGCCGAGGTACAAAGATGGGCCTATGCGCGGTAATCACATGGGCCTGATTGATGAGAAGTTCCGAGGTATGAATACCAAGCAGGTGTTCGACATTCTCAAGCAGGAGGAGGAAGGAGGAGACGCGGGTAAAGGTGAAGGTGGGAACGGGCATAGTTTTGACGACCACGACTGGGACGGCGCAAAAGAAATGACCGAGGAAGAGAAGAAGGACTTGGCGCGAGACATAGACCAAGCTATTCGCCAAGGTCAGATGGCACGGCAAAAGATTGCGGGTGCTGGCGCTGGTGGATTGGACAGGGAGTTGCAGGATTTGCTTGAGCCCAAGGTGGATTGGCGCGAGGTGCTACGTGAGTATGTGAAGGCAGTATGCAGAGCCAAAGATGCATCATCGTGGCGCAGAGTCAATCGTAGGTTTCTATCTATGGGCACTTACATGCCTAGCATGATTGGTGAAAAGATGGGGCACTTGGTTATAGGCATAGATACGTCAGGTTCGATTGGTGGGCAAGAGCTAGCCGACTTTCTTTCCGAGGTGAAGGGGATTGCTGAGGAGGTTATGCCCAGTCAGGTAGACCTAATCTACTGGGACAGCGCGGTAGCTGCGCATGAGGAATACAGCGAGCAGGATGTACCTAACATTGTTAGCTCTACTAAACCACGAGGTGGTGGGGGTACAAGCCCATCATGTGTATCTGCGTACTTGAAGGAGAAGAACATCAAGCCTGAGTGCACCATCATTCTGACCGATGGGTATGTGGGTGACGATTGGGGTAGCGAGTGGACATCCGAGGTTCTGTGGTGCATCGTAGGTGGTAACACCGAGGTCGCACCGAATGGTAAGACGATTCATATTAAGGAGTAAAGCATGGACAAAGATTGGATGACTGAAGAGTACGGAATCCCACACAAAAACGGACATGTGCGGTTCTACATGATTGGATTTAATGAAGATGTGCATGGCTATTTAGGGTGGTTCGACATGACCGACTGGGATAAAGGTTGGGATGAATTATGGGAGACCGCAAAGCAAAGCCGAAATGGTGGTGAGGAATTCTCAATACTACGGCACGACCAATTACTTGACCTACAAAGAAACGTAATAAATGCGCTGGAAGAAGCGTTAGAGGATAAAGATGAGACCACGTTCTATTGGTGGTACAAGAAAGAAGCAAAATCTGAATCTAAAGGAGTGAACGATGAAAACCTATGAAGTGGAGTTGGAATACATAGCATATATGGTTGTAACTGTAGAAGCCGAGAACGAAGACGAAGCCGAGGAGATTGCGTATAAGTCTGTTGAATCATCGAAGGCTGGGGGTAGTTGGCGTACCGAATCAGTGGAAGAAATTTTTAATTAACCGGAGAAATGAAATGAGTATTAGTTCATCAGCGTTATTAGTGGAGTTGAATATCAGCGTATGGCCTGCGTCAAAGATTGACCGCGAGATTACCGACAAGGTAAACAACGATGCGGGTGCAGTACACGGGGCGTCGCAGACTAAGAAGAACCTATTCGCAGGTACTAGTATGCGTAGCAACATCGAGAAGTTTGCGGCGAGAGTTCGGTTGTATCACAACCAATGCACCCTGCCGTGGGCTGACAAGGGTGAGCGCATGTTGCCGACTAAGTTGTTCATTGAGTACAAGCAGACAATGGACAAGTACAACGACACATTCGACATGATGTGCGATGAGTTCTTTGTTGCGTATCCTGACCTAGTGGCAGCAGCACCTATTGCATTGAAGGGTATGTTCAAGGTAGAGGACTACCCCGACATAAATGCGGTGAAAACTAAGTTCGGATTTCGTCGAGCGGTCAAGCCACTGCCCGACGCTGGAGACTTTCGCTTAGACATACCAGCGCAGGACTTGCAAGATATACGTGAAGAGTACGAGAAGCAGTACTCGGTCAAGTTAGCCGACGCTATGCGAGCGCCGTGGGAGAGACTGCACACCATGCTCAAGACCATCAGCGAGAAAGTTGCAGAGACAGGCAACGATGACGACAAACCTAAGCGGTATCACGATACGTTTATCTCCAACCCGTTGGAGCTATGTGAGTTGTTGACTAAGTTGAACGTGACTAATGACCCCAAGTTAGAGGAAGCACGTAAGCAGCTAGAGGTAACAATGTTAGGTACTAACCTTGAGGTAATTAAGGAGGACTCGGTGGCGCGTACTGTACTGAAGACTAAGGTAGATGCAATCCTCGGTAAATTTGAATGGTAAGGAGAACCAAATGACAGAACACACACGGACTTTTTCTAATCTTTTGTTTGCAGATAAATGCAGACCAACACCCGAACAGACTGTTCAGTGGAAAACAACAACACTAAGGGACGTAAGTTATTTCTTATGCGAACGTAATCCTACGTGGAATTTTATTGTCACGGAAAAAGATTGGGGTGGTGGCGATAAACTTTGTATAAAGAGAGTAGATGTAGTTAGCAAGGGAGAAATAATCGGTAAGCTTGTCGGCGCGTATAGCCGTGGCAATAATGGTGTGGAAATAATTGCAAAGAGTTCGCGCAAGTTTACGTCAGACTCTAAGAGGGCTATATCCATAGCAAAGAAATTACTACTACTCAAGACCAAGCAGGAGAGACTGCATGAATCAGTAGCTGCTGCTGAAAATTGCATATCTAATGCTGTGTATAACCATGATAGAGCAATGCAGAAAGTTAGGTACAGCCTCAACGAAGTAATTTTTAAGTACATGTTGAAGGACGCAAGAGCGTATGTCGAAGCTAACATAAGCCACATGGATAGCAATGGTTTGCAAATGCTAGAGAAATACGATGAGCAATTAGCGCAAGTAAAAACCATTGACCGAATTAAATCATTGTTCGATGATAAGAAAACAGCATTGCTTATTTTAGATGAGGGTAAATACCTAGTGAAGATAGGTGACGCCATTGATTTGTACAACGATACTACGCTTCCGATTTCCATGCGTGGTAATTTAGGCGTACTTAAATTGGTGGAGGTAGGTCAGATGGTTTCAGATATTGGCTGTAAGGTGAACGATGAAACCTTTGTACTAGTGATGGACGAACAACCTAACATTGTTAGCTAAGGAGAAACAAAATGCGTAAAGTAAGATTTATGGAACTAATGAAGGAGCCCTTCAAGAAACCCACACCCCTTGAGATGATTGCTGCTGAGTTATCAGACGCACACCTTGAGAAACTAAACGCTGAGACTGCTGTGGAATACGCACAGTCAATCGTGGACTACAACACTACCCGCATTGAGCGGCTCAACACACGACTGGAGGAATACAAATGAAAGATCAACCGATATCTATGGAATTACTTGCCGCCAAGCAGTACACAGACTGGATGGTAAAGACTGGAGGCTACGCCAAGGACATGACCCTGCGTGACCACTTTGCTGGGCTGGCTTTACCATTGATGCTCCAAGCAAACGTAGGTAGATGGGCCGGTAATCATTCTTTATATGCGGAGCAGGCCTATGAGTTCGCAGACGCAATGCTCAAGGAGCGTGCTAAATGACATTACAAGAACACGTTAAAGCACTACCGGAAGAAGAGCGGATTAAATTCTTTCGCGCAATTATGGCTGTGGTTGATGCAGGCCGCGCAGCGGGCGTTCCTGCTAAGGAGTGGGCAAAAACATACGCTGACGTGTACAGGGGAGTAAATGATTTAATCGAGGGGGGTTCCAAATGAACTGCTGTAATTCTCATGGTGAATGCACACAAGGGCGTGACTGCCCTATACGCAAGCAACGCGCCAAGGAAACCGATGATGCGTATATGAGTGGTGGCTGGGACAGGGTTGCTGACCCCTATGATGACATTACCTCGACTTTCAAAGCACTGATTGCAGTGATAGCAGTGACCGCAGCTTTGACGCTGCTGGCTTTTTTGATTTGGGGGAAATGATGGCCGGATTTCCAAGCAAGAAGGCAGCGGCGCAAGCCAAGCTGGATGAAGATGACGACATCCAAGTCTATAAGCGCCCGTGGGTAAGCCTGACAGACGATCAGATAAAAGAAATCGTTGGGCCGTGGGGCGACACACCCATTAAGGGTTACACCCGCAAACTTATTGACCAAATTGAAGCCAAACTCAAGGAGAAGAACAATGTATGACGACAAACTGCATGAGCAAGCATCTACGTACGCCAGCAATCGTAAAGATGCCTATCTTGAAAAGATGAAGAAAGGTGACGTTGAAAAGAAAACCCAAGACGAAT